GTGACCGTCTTCGACTCCGCCGACGACACGACCCTGAGCCAGCACCGCGAGCGATGCGCTGCCATCGCCGGAGCCATGCAGGACTTGGCTCTAATCAAGGCTGCCTTCGTGGCTGGGGGGGATGCCCTCTGCTACGACATCACCCCCACCGCCGAGGATGAGGGGGTAAACGAACGCTCCTGGGCTTCGGTCTTCTCCTATGACGTGCTGGTGGTCGTGAACCCTCAGTAACCCGAACTACCCGACAATAGGTATACCATGTGTGCCGCAATCGTTCAGGGAATTACTGCCATCTATGGCGTCGGAGCCACCCTCGTCGACAACGCCGTGGTGCAAAGTTACACCAATGACGGCGAGTTCACCGCCGAGGCCACCATCGTCAACGAAGAAGGTTTGACCGTTGCTTGGCGCGGCGACGACCGACGGACGCAGATCACCGTCGAGCTCATCGCAAAAACGGACACTATGCCTGTCCTTGGCGATGAGTTTCAAGTGACCGTGAACACGAAATCGTCCTACACGAGCGGCGCTGAAACGACCTCTTTTACTGGCTGGGTCACGAAAATCTCGGACAAGGGAAGCAATCGCGGATACTCTGCAGTTTCTGTCACCGCCGTCGGATACGAAGGCGTAGAAGCCCCCGCATAATCGTGGACCGCCGATTCCTATCGGCGTTCACCGACCCCTCGGACCAGGTAAAGATTCTTGGGCGTCGAGTGTCGCCCTTCTCACTGATTCACCGCGTCCAACTGGAAGCGGCTGACAGCCCCCTTCTCCGCTCCGATGCTGGCATCCGCCCGGTCGACCTTCTGGTGGCCGTCAAAATCTGCGCCGGAGAGCCTGTCGGCAAGGCTTCGTTCCTTGACTCCTGGTATGTCGGCAAGATGGCCAACAACCCGGACTACTTCGCCGAACAGATTGAACGGTTCGCTCAGACTGTTCTGGTCGAGGCTTGGCCTAAGTTCTGGGAGAAGCGCAGCCGAAACGGTGACGCCACCGGCATCCCTTGGGTTCTGTCGGTGGTAGCCAATCTGGTTGCCAACGGCATCCCCGAGACCCGGGCATGGACCATGCCTGAGTCCCAAGCCATCTGGATGAACTCGGCCTTTGCCGTCATCAAGGGCGCCGAGCTGAAAGTCCTGACCACCGAAGAAGAGAAACTCATGGAGGAAATGGACAAACAAAAATGAGCAACGTTATCCAATTTAGCATCAACGGCGACACTAACGCCGAGAAGGTCACAGATCGCGTCAAGCAGTCCGTCTCCACCCTGGAGAAGAATATGCAGGGCATCGAGTCGAAGTTTAAGAACTTCGGCAAGGACTTGTTCCTTTCCTTCGCGGCCCCGATGGTCATCCTGAATCAGGCCATCAACATGATCTCGGGCGCTATCGAGAAGTCGAGGGCTGACGTGCGTGACGCTCTGGCCGACGCCGAGAAGGGCGAGAACAAGTATATGCGGGCAGGCACCACCGCCTCCGCCAGAGAAGTTGCAGCCCGCAGGCAGGACGCGCTTGACCGAAAGAACGCCAAGCTCGCTGCCGAAGCCCTAGCTGAAGAGCAAGGGCAAGAAGGCGCCGGGACGTTCAGCATCTCGGAAGCCGAAAAGGCGATGGGCGATTATGTCTCCGAAGGACAAGGATTCTGGAACACCACCGGACGATTCCTTAACGCTGCAGGGATGATGGTAGGCATCAATGACTATCGACAGGACGAAGAAATCCAGAAGGTCCTCGAGCGCCGTGCACAGACTCGCGTGGCAGACTCCCCGGAAGGCAAGGCCGAGGTCGCCGCCGCCAAGCAGAAGGAAGCCGCCGAGATGCAGATCGCCAAGCAGAAGGAACTCGACTCCAAGCCGACCTCTTTCAAGGGACCTGAAGGTTTCTCCAACGTGGTAGGCGTAGGCGCCAACCCGGTCATGGAAGCGATGACCGCTCAGCTCGAAGAGCAGCGCAAGCAGACCGCCTTGCTCGAGCGCATGGCCAACGCAGGCTTCTCCCCCGCCGATGGCTGGATGACCGCCCCTGCTTCGGTAGCTGCTCCCTCTCGCGCCGCCTTACTGCGCGGCAAACGATAAATCTTTATGGCACGTATCGATAAAGGAGACGAACTAACAACCCCGGTTCAACAGCCGGGTAGCAAGCTGAGCAACGACGGCTACGGCCTGCTCACGGCCACGGTCGTCTGGAAGGCTAACTCGGACAACGATCTGTCGGTCGGCAACCGAGGCTCGACCTGTCCCATCGGACCCAGCGGAGCCCTAGCCGCGCACAAGTTCGGCGTGACCTACGACAACCTGGGAATCGCCACGATCACAGTCGACTACATCGGCATCGACCCGACCATCAACGAAGGGCTTTACACAAACCCGCAGGTGTCGACCTCCAACGGACTGACCTCGGAGAACATCACGACCAACACTAACTTCTTTGACGCAGGTGGTGATGGCTACGACGGCGTGATTGCCGGCCGAAGCTACACCCAGTCCCCGCTTGGTCCTTTGGTGGAAATCAAGAACCCCTCTGATTACATCAATATCATCACTGGAAGCACCATCATCAAGGTAAACAAGAAGCAGTCTTATATCGGCGAGAACGGCGCCTGTTTTGAGGACCAAAACGGCGGTCGCTTTATCGGCTTTGTAAACTCGAACTTCAAGCACCTGTACGGCAAGACGAACTACCTTGCACCGCAGTCTTCCTTCTCCGGACATTTCTATACAAGCGAGGAAAGTGAAGTCACAAATATGCTTTCCTACCTCGGAACGACCTCCAGCGACAATGACTGGTTCGGCGTCCTGCCAATGATTGTCCCCGAATATGCAGGAGACGATTGGACTTCTAGCGCTGTGAACGGCGAATACAACCAGCTGCTGTTGTCTCAGGTAAACATCGAGGACTACGGCCTGCTCTACAAGGTGAACTATGAAGTGCGTTATAGCGTGCAAGGCTGGAGCGATAAGGTCTACCGTGACAGCAGTCTGATCTGAACCATGGAAACACTCCAGCCTGGCGACGGATATACCTTCTCCGCATCGTCGAGCGGATTCAACCTGAACATCGAAAAGCCGTGGACGCCACCTGCTGATGGTGGCTTATACTTAGGCTTTGAGTTCCCCAATGTTCCGAACATTCCTGAGCAGTTGGTGAACGCCCCTATGGCGGTCATCCGCCCTGCTCCGTTCCAGTGCCGTATCGTGTCGGTCAACGGCGAGCGGTTCCTGCAGATGGCCTGCGGTTCCATCGGTTTCAGTCAGAGCAATATGCCCATTATCTACAACGGGGCTTTCACGCGCATCAACCAGGGCCAAGCGTCCAAGATTCAAATCTGTCCTGATGGCATGAGGGAGACTGGAAACATTTACCCAGGCGGCAACCCTGGCACCGACCCGTCCTATTCCGTTGATTGGTGGACCGAAGAGGGTGGAGGATACCGTCTGGCCGATGCCTCTGAGCCATTTGGAATCTACGCTTTCAAGTGGGACGTGGACATCAACGTGCCTCCATTTCAGGACAGCGATATTGTAAACACAGGCATCCCTACGCTGGCGCTCATCATGTCGGACAACGCTACCGACAAGGCAAAGATTGAGAAGGCCACCGGGCCGTCGATCTACGAGAACACGATGAACGTGCAGAAGATGGAAGGATACACCGCCGCCGCGACGGAACTGCCAGGCGACTGGGGCCACTGCCACACAACGTGGTTCAATCCCCGTAAGATTGGCTACAACCTCAAGACCATCGCCACCGTAGGCGTAGTGTCCAACAGTTTCACCGCGTCCGCCAGCATCGTCCGTCCTGCCGTCCCTTTGCTCCAGAACATGATCCAATCGGTGAACTTCTCTGGCGTAGCCTCGGGCGGAGCGGTCACGATTACCTGTGGCCTGTTCACCTCCACCGTCCCATTCCCTGTCACCAACTTCTACAGCGCAACCGTGCCGGTCTACTCCAACGAGTTGACGCTGAAAGCCTGCCTCGAGTCCATCGTGGCGTTCTTAATCCCTGACATCGAGACCCCCTTCACGATGTTGGGCAACGTGGAGGTCTCCAAGTATTCCGACAACACGTACTACGTTTCCTTCGTCAATCAGCTGCAGGGCATCGCCGTTCCTCCTTTGACCATCAACACGGAAGGCGTGACGGCCTACGAGTGGGACTTCAAAATCACTCAGTACCATACCGGGTCAATCGACCTTACGACCCCTATGCAGTTCGGAATGACCCAACTGATGAACGAGGCGGACGTGACCGAAGCCGTAGACCCATACAATTTGAACAAGGACGGAGACCCCGAATGGAAGGACATTATCAACCGCGAGGATGTGATCGGCTGCACAGACTTTTCTGGGGACGTCATCTTCGATGGTATCCAAATCATCAACGACATCGCAGGAACAAACCCAGACTATACCAAGGTGGCCGGATGCACCGACGAGCCCGACTCCACGCACCCCTTCAAGGTCATCTTCGAGGGAGAGGCCGAAGGCCTGTCCACCTACTCCATCGTCTCGGGCACGGTCAACAACGTCACCCCTGGCAACATCGCCAGCACGATCACCGTCTCGACGAGCACCTACGAAGTCTGGG